ACCAGCCTCAAGACGCTGGCAACCAAGACGCCCGCCCATTACCAGTGGGACAAGGCGCACCCGAAGTTCTCCGACGCCTTCACCTTAGGCACAGCGGTGCACAGTCTCGTGCTCGAAGGCGACACGTCAGGGATTGTCGTTGTTGAGGCTGCTAACTGGCTCACGAAGGACGCCAAAGCCGCTAAGGCCGAGGCTCTGGCAGCAGGCAAGCAGCCTCTACTGACTAAGGAAATTGAGCAGGTCTGGGCAATGACCCATGCCGTAATGGCTCACCCGGAGGCGTGGAAGCTGTTCAAGGGTCACAAGGCCGAGGAATCCGTGTTCTGGGATGAGGACGGCCTGACGTTGAAGTGCCGCCCGGATGCGTGGAAGCCGGGGCAGTTGGTGGACCTCAAGACGACGGTAGATGCCTCGCCTGGCTCATTCGGTAAGACCGCGCATAACTTCGGTTACCACCAGTCCGCAGCCCACTATATCGACGGCGTGAAAGCAGCGACCGGCGAAGAACTCCCCTTCACGTTCGTACTCGTGGAAAAGACGGCACCCTATCTCGTGTCCGTTGTCGAGCTCGACTGGGAAGCCGTCGAACTGGGCCGGGCACTCAACGACCGAGCTAAGCGCATCTACCGCGAATGCTCCGACAACGATTCATGGCCGGGCTACCCCCAAGCCGAACCCATCAGCCTCCCAGGGTTCGCCGTCTACGAAACCGAAGACCTGCTAGGCATCAAAAACGAAGTGGAGTTCTAGTGATCGAACACTGGAGGCCAATCCCCGGACATGAGGGGAGGTATGAAGTATCGGACATTGGGCAAGTGCGATCACTGGCACGCCTCGATTCTTACGGCAGAAGGCGCAAGGAGAGGATCCTAAAGCCCCGGCCAGCGAAGAGCGGGCATAAGTTCGTAGCCCTCTACGCGGACGATGTCAGAACGGATTGGGCGGTGCACGTCCTTGTACTGACCGCTTTCATAGGCCCACGCCCCGCCGGTTCGGACGCATGCCATTGGAACGACGATCCGGCAGACAACCGGCTGGCGAATCTCCGCTGGGGAACGCGGTCTGAGAATGCCTTAGATTGCGTCCGGAATGGTGGCCACGCGATGGCAAATAGGACGCATTGCCCGCAAGGACACGCCTACACGCCGTCGAATACCTACAGGTACCCGCAAGGCAGGCGCGCATGCAACGAGTGTCGTCGCGCTTACCGAGAAGCGCACAAGGATGAACGCCGCGCAAAGGGGCGGGAATATGCGCGCCGCAGGAGAGCGGAAGCAAGAGAAGCAGCAGCCCCAATTAGGAAGGTGGCATGAGCCATGGATCTTACCGAGACAATCGCGCCGAAAACGGACCAACAGAACTTTGACGACTACCTTACAGGCCCCCGCACCGTGACTATTAGCGGGGTCTCAAAGGGCAACGCTGAGCAGCCAGTCAACGTGGAATTGTCCGAATATCCTGGGCGTCCATTCAAGCCCAACAAAAGTATGAGGCGTGTCCTGGTGAAGGCGTGGGGCGCCGATTCGAGCGTTTACATTGGGCGACGCCTCACCCTATTTGGGAACCCGGATGTTCGCTACGGCGGGAAGGCTGTTGGGGGAATCGAAATCGCGGCGATGTCGCACATTGACAAGCCTTTGATTATCGGGCTGACAGAGACGCGGGGAAAGAAGCGGGTGTTCACCGTGCAGCCCCTCAAGGAAGCCCCCAAGCCCGCACCACAGGCCGCTGCGGGCGCCGTCTCGGACAAGGTGAAAGCCGACACCGCCAAAGCCATCCAGGACGGCACCGTAGACGCCTACCTGTCCTACCTGACAGACAACAGCGCACCCGCCCACATCCTCAACTACGTCACCGAAACCGCAGCAGCAGCAAAGGAACAGAACTAATGGCAGACATCACCGTAACCGGCAACCTCGGATCCGACAGCGAACTGACCTTCACCCCGAACGGGAAAGCCAAGCTGGAGTTCTCCATTGGCGACACCCCGCGCCGGCTGAACCAGCAGACCAACGAGTGGGAAGACGCGGGCGAGACAACCTGGTGGCGCGTCACTGAGTGGGAGCGTAAGGCCGAGTTCTGGGCCGAACACCTGCACAAGGGAACGAAGGTACTCGTCACCGGAACCGCAGCCGTCCGCACCTACGAGAAGAAGGACGGAACCAAGGGCTGGTCCGCTGAAATCAAGCCTAAGCACATCAGCATCGTCCCCAAGGCAGGCAACCAGCAGCAGCGCCCACAGCAGCCCGTGAACAATGGTGGCGGCTGGGGCTCACCGGGCGACGGACCGGCGTTCTGATGGCGAACTTCAAGACGAAGCCCCGCGATGAGCAGGCGTCATTCCTGACAACTTGTGTGCGCTGCAACGGCGAACTGTCCATCACGAACGGGCGTATCGACCGGCACGACTGCGGGCCTATCACCGGGACCCTCGCGGAACTATACGCCGCACTCGCCAACCGCTAACCACCCACAGAGGGGCGCGTCCACACCGGGCGCGCCCCTCCCTTATACCCAGGAGCCACCATGTTGACCGCTGATGGCCGGGACCTGACTGACGCTGAGTGGCGGACGATCCCTGGTTTCCCCGCGTACCAGATCACCCCGGACGGTGACGTGAGGAACCGGCGCACACGGCGCCTGTTACGCGAATCTGAGAACCCCACAACCGGTGCCTGGTCCTACACGCTCTGGCGCCCGGACGGTGCCAAAACCAGCCGCAACTACGCCTCCCTACTCCGGGACGCGTACCCAGAGGCCAGCGCGTGACCGTCTGCGGGCGCGGGTGCTGCTGGAACCCCTGGGGCTGCTCACTCGCCTACGACTGCCGCTGCCACTGGGAAGACCGCAAACCCGCCAAAGAACCAGGCGACGGATACACGCACAGGGACCCAACCGCCCGCACAGCCATCCGCAACATTATGAAAGCGAGGAAGAAGTAATGGCCTACCAGTACCGTGGCGCACAACCCGTCGATGAGGCATTCAGCGCCGACGAGGACGAAGCCGCAATGCGACGGATCCGTGAACTAGACAAACGCTTCATGGCCGGAATGGGCGGTTTAGAGAGCCCATTCCACACACGCCTAGAACAAGCCGGGCGCCTACTCGCATACGGCACATCGCTCCGGCAAGTGCAGCGAATCACCCGCCTGCCACGGGTAACGATCCGCAAATACTTCCCAGGCGAAACCCGATCACTCAGCCGGGCAGCCGCCTGATGTTTAAGCAACCACCCACGCCCGAACAACTCGCACACGCCGCCCGGCTACTCGCTGACGGCGCATCCCAACGCGAAACCCAACGCACCACCGGCATAGCCCGCGAAACACTCCGCAAACACTTCCCCGGCGCTGGCTGGAGCTACGTGGACGGCGGGAGGTTCCGGGCACTCACAAGAAACGAGAACAAGATATGACCGGCAAGGACCGTCGCCTCTACGCCAAGTTCGACATCAACATGGACGAGCACGCCAAAATCGTCATCCTCTCCGACGCGGCATTTCGGGCGCTCTTTGAATCGACCCTATATTCCCGCCGGCAGCTCACTGACGGCTTTCTGGATGAACGAATTGTTCTCCGCAAATGGGGTGCGGATACCGCGGCCGAACTGACATCAAACGATTCTCAACGCCCCTCATGGATCAAAGTTGAGGGCGGCTGGCAGATTCACGACTTCGCAGAACACCAGACTACAAACGCCGACATTGAAGCCAAGCGAGAGGCCGGGCGCAAGGGTGGGCTAGCAAAAGCAGAGCAGAACGCTAGCAAAGCTGTAGCACCTGCTAGCGAAGTGCCAGAGCACCTGCCTAGCAACAGGCTAGCTAAGACAGAGACAGAGACAAAGACAGAAACAAATAAAAGAACTCCCTCATCACCGGCTACGCCGTCGATGGAGTTTGACCAGTTCTGGATCCAATACCCCCGCAAAGTCGGAAAAGAAGCAGCCAGGAAGGCATTCGCTAAGGCCATGAAGAAAACCACGATGGACAAGGTTCTGTCCGGCGTTGAGGATCTGCGTATCCGAGTAGCCGGCAAAGACCCGCAGTTCACCCCGCACCCCGCTACATGGCTCAACGAGGGCCGGTGGGACGACGAAACCACGCAGCCTATGCTCTCGGTTGTCCCGGCGCAGTACGGGTGGGCGAACCGATGAACACGGACTACACCGCAGAGCACTACGTCATCGGCGCCTGCCTCCTGTCAGTGGACGCAGTAAGGTTCGCGGACGCCATCGTCTCCCCTGCCGACTTCTACCGCCCGCAACTCGGTGACGCCTTCGCTGTCATTGCTGAGATGCGAAACGCGGGCGACCCTATTGAACCGTTCACGGTATCGGTTCGGATCAAGGAACGCGGCACCCTCGGGCTAGATGCAATGGACCTCTTCAGGTTCATGGAAGCCACACCGTCGGCGCACACTGTGGAGTTCTACGCCAAGCAAGTCCGCGAGGATGCCGTGAAACGTGCTTTGCGGGCCGCTGGGCAACGATTGATGCAGCAGGCGACCGTGGAGGGCTTGCCGCCAGCTAAGGCGCTTAGCGACGCCATGGAGGACCTGAGAGGGATCCGGGACAACACCCCATCGCAGGGCATCACGTCCAAGAAGCTGGCAGAGATCCTGGCAGTCCAGGAAGACCATGACTGGATCGTGCCCGGCCTGTTCGAGCGCGGCGACCGAATGATAATCACCGGCTTTGAAGGGTTCGGCAAATCAACCTGGATCCGGCAAATGGCTATCCAGTTCGCGGCCGGCATCAACCCCATCACCATGGACCACATCGAACCGTTGCGGGTGCAAGTCGTGGACGTTGAGAACACGGAAGGGCAGTGGCGTAAGGAAGTCCGGGGCATGACCGCTGTGGCCAAGCGTTACGGCGTTGCTGACCCGGAAAACCTGGACCTCGCCTGCCATGGCCGGATCGACCTGACCAAGGACGCTGCTCTCGGCGCCGTACACCGACTGCTGGACCAGAACCGGCCCGACATCCTGTTCATCGGACCCATCTACAAGATGGTCCCAAACGGCATCAACAACGACGACGACGCGGCACCGCTCATCACCGCGTTGGACTCGCTGAGGGATCGTGGCGTGGTCCTCGTCATGGAAGGCCACTCGCCAAAGGGCAACGGGCAGAACGCCCGCGACCTGTCCCCGCGTGGATCGGCCGCACTCATGGGGTGGCCGGAATTTGGGTTCGGCCTCGGACCGGAAAGTGACGGGAGCGACGCGGCATCAATTCAGCGATGGCGTGGCGACCGTAACCGCGGCACCGACTGGCCCAAACGGCTCGAACGCGGCGGACCATTCCCATGGACCGCAGACAACGTACACCCCGCAACCCGGCAAAAGTACTACGGCTGGGAAAAGCAGAAGGTGAGCTTCTGATGACCCGCAACCCAACCACCAACCACGCCGCCAACAAGGCGGCATTTTTGTGCCCAGAGGAGGCCAAGTGAAACCGATCCGCTACTTCAGCATGTTCTCCGGCATCGGCGGATTCGAACTCGGCATCGAACAAGCAGCCCAGGAACTCGCCCTAACCACCGAATGCGTCGGCTACTCCGAAATCGACAAACACGCCATCACAACATACGAAAGGCACTTCAACCATGACAACTACGGCGACGCAACCACCATCAACGCCGCTGCCCTACCAGAGTTCGATCTTCTCGTTGGTGGATTTCCCTGCCAGGCATTCAGCATCGCCGGAAAACGACTCGGCTTCGACGAAACCCGAGGGACACTATTCTTCGACATCGCCCGAATCATCCGAGAACGCGAACCCCGCCACATCATCCTCGAAAACGTCAAAGGCCTCCTCAGCCACAAAAACGGGGAAACTTTCCGAACCATCCTCCGGGCCCTTGATGAACTGGGGTACGACCTCCAGTGGCAGGTACTCAACAGCAAGGATTACGGCGTCCCCCAGTCCCGAGAACGCATGTACCTTGTCGGAAATCTTGGAGGAACACCCCGACCCAAAGTATTTCCTGCCCCACGACCGAGTAACCCGTATTCAACAGTCGGCAAGTCAACAGAAACCGCAGTTGCTCGCACACTCACCGCAGGCGGAAACAGCGGCGGCAACCACTCAGGAATGACGATCCTGGAACTCACTGGGGCACGAAGCCAATCCCAGCGGCTCTATGACCCTGCCGGGCTGTCACCCACCATCTCGACGGGCGGGGCGACAACAGGCGGCGCGGAGGTCCCCAAGATCCAGCAGGGCTCAACCATTCGTCGGCTAACCCCCGTTGAGTTTGAGCGGCTCCAAGGCTTCCCTGACAACTGGACCGTTGGCAGCGACACCCAGCGTTACAAGCAATGCGGGAACGCCGTAACCGTAAACGTCGTCCGCTACGTGACAGAACGACTACTCAAACAGGAGGCCGCAGCATGACCCGCATTGCCATGATCGACGTACCAGCACCATGCCAGTTCATCAACTCCAACCAACGCCTCCACCGCATGGCACAAGCCAAACTCACCAAAACATGGAGGAACGCGACCGCGCTGGCAGCACACGGCACCCAGCCATTCGCCGGGCAAGTCCGC